TCCCTGCAGTAGCGGCGCCCATTGGAACTTAGCGCCCTTATACTGGATACAGGCCGCCATGTACGCGAGCAAAATGTCGCGGTCGGACGGCTCCGGGAGGACTTTCGCCAGGTGCGTAAGGAACGGGGCGGGGTCGCCTTTCTGCCTGGGGGTCGCTATCGGGACGTAGGTATTAACGAGGATCCGCCCCTCTTCCTCGATAAGCTCCCCGGTCCCAAGCTCGGGCCGGAAACAGGTCGCCTCGGCCTTCGGCCAGCGTACGACTTGCGACTCCGTGAAAGCCTCCCAGGCCTTGCGCGTTGTCTTGTCGCCCGTCTCGTCGAGCTGGAAGACGTACCCGCCGTACGTGGCGTTAAATTGCTCCGGTTTCAGCATGGAGCCCGAGGGCGTAAAGACCCGGTGTAGGTCCTGTATATAGACGCATCCGTCGAAGTGTTCGAGCTGCAGGGTAGCGCCTAAATACTGGTGGCCCGCGACTATCTGGGGCCCGGTACGGTCTCCCAGGGGGTCCGCGGCGGCCTCTATCGGCGTTACCATGGCGACCAGGTCGGCCGGCGTAAGCTCCTGGTTATCGAGCCAGAATTTAGCGGAGGCATTCGGGCCCGACGAGCTGCATAGCTTGGCGGCCTCTTCCTCTGTCGCTTGCTGCAGTTTCTCGGCGCGTATGCTGGTCGCGTAGTCGCGCTGGGCGTCGCTACTGGCGCGTAGCTTCGGCGCCCCGTGGGCTTCGGCGATACTGTCGTCGACGCCCCGGCGCCCGGCCGTATAGACGCTTTCCTGTAGCTCGGCGGCCCGTAGAATCGTCCGGTAAAGGTAGTCTTCCCGCTCCCACTTATCGCGGACGAGCCCGGAACGCCACATAAGCCGGAGGATCCGCTCGCAATCGTTACCGGTCCAGAACGCTAGATGCTGGGCGAGCGCGGCGTCGGCGCTACTTCCGTCGTATGACCTATGGCCCTCCGGATCCGGGTAGGCCCGGGCGAGGGCGTCTTCGTCCCCCTCCCATAGCCCGGCGAAGGTACTACGGCCGCCGAATACGCCCGCGGCGCTCTGCGACCCGAGGGCCTTCTCGATAAGCTCGTCGTCGTCCTCGGGGCCGTTCCACTCGGCGACCGGCTCTTCCGTCCATTCCTGCCCCTTGTCGCCGCCTTTCCTGGGGAAGTAGGTATCGACCAGGGCCGGGAGCCACTGGGTTAAATCGGTCGCGGCCGAGCCGATAGCGTTCGTACCGGTGAGCGCGGCGAACCGCCATTCGGTATAAAATTCGAGCCCGAGCCCCGTATTTTTATTACCGTGAGCCGGGGCGGTACCGGTGCCGAAAATATGTAAACCGGTCCCGGACTGGGAAACCTCGACCGCGGCGCCGGGGAGCACGCCCAGGACCGCCAGGGCGACCGCTGACCAGGTAGCGCCGTCGGGGTTAAGGCAGTGATCGAGGTCGACGAAGAAAAACGGGTCGTTTGGCGTAAACAGGAAGCCGACGCCGTAGCCAGACCCGGCGGCCTGAGCCATTGCGAGCGCCGTTTCGGCGTCCGTGGTGCTGGCGGGGTCTTTCTGCCAGTCGCCCCCCTTCGGGTAGCTGGCGAACGTATGAGGGCTTATCGGTATTTTCTGATAGCCCTGCTTACGCTCGTCCCATACGAGCTTATAGAGCAAAAATTGACGGTACGCGGCTAACGGCGCCAGCGCGTCGGGTAGGTGTTGCATACGAGCCCCTTATGCTTCGAGAAAGGTATCGAACGCTTTAGCGCGTAGCTCGGGGGCCGCTTTCTTCGCGTGGTCGTCCCCGGCGGCGAGGCCTTGCCCGATAATTTCGAGGACCCCTTCGCGTACAGCGTACCGCATAATATCGCGGCGTAACTGTACCATGGTGCCGAAATATCGAGTTACCAGGCCCATAGATACGCCCGCGGCCTCGGCGACCGCGTCCCGTGTAATTTTCTGGTACCCGATATCTTTCGACATGTCCACGGCGACGGCGAGAATATGGGCTTTACGTAGCCCGGGGTTCGCCCTGCTCTTACTCACGGGCGCGACCGCGGACTCGACGCCCTCGGCTTTCAGCTCGTCGACGAACTCGGCAAAATTGCAGCCCATGATATGCGGGAAGGACCCGTCGGGAATGTCCGCCCGCTCGCACAGGGCGCGGCGGGACAGGTTAATAAGGCCGGCTTCGCGCACCATGGCGACGGCCGTCTCTTTTACGTGTTCGCGTTTCATTGTCTGGCTTCCTCGTCTATAGGTATCGGCCCGATATTAAGCGTTAATGCCGGGCCCGTCAATACAGAATAGGACCCGGGAGAAGACGACGCGGTCGTCGCCCTCCCCATAAATGACCATAGCCGGGTATTTCACGGCCGGAGGTCCCATGGCTTCGACTACCTGGTCGAGCCGCTCGAACCCCGAGTCGGTCGAGGGCGCGGTCGCTTGCTTATCGCTGTCCCGGAAGGGAGTACAGTAAATCGTCATTCTTCCAACTCCCTGCAGAAATTAGGGTCCCAGGCGCCGTACGCATAGAACCCGACCTCGGTACCGCAAGCGACACAAACGACCAGGACCTCGGCGTCTTTTACCTGTTCGGATAGATCCGCCGAGCCACACTTCGGGCATTTAGCCGGCGACCCGTCTTTCCTGTAGCTGCTCATTTGTACGGCTCCCATACGGTTACGTTTTGTTCTCTCGCGGCGCGCATCATATCGGCGGTGCCGGACTGCCCCGGGAAAGCGACGACCATGTCCGGGCGGAGGCGGAGCATAGCGCGATTACGCTCCGGGCCGGCGCTCTTTCTACCGAGCGGACCCCATAGGGCCGGCACGGCGGCGTGATGTATTTCGTTCTGGTGCGCCCATGCGCGGCCGAGGTGGTCGGCGCCTCTCGCGTCTCCATGGATAACCAGGTCGATAACGTACCGCTCTTTAAGCACATCGAGCGCCCGCTTAACGGCCTCGTAGTCGTGGTAATTGCGCCCGCCACACACCAGGATAATCATAACGTCCCCTCTCCGATTGCGAACGCCGCGTCCCCTCCCAGGGAAGCGACGAGCTGTAAAAATTTAAGCTGGGCCTCTTCCCGCTCGGTACCGGTCCAGCGCCAGGCGGCCGGCTTAACCTCCCGGGCGATAAATTGGCCGAACGTGCTACCGATATGCGCCTCCGTGATAACCACGGGGCGGAGTCCGATAAGATCCGACGACTTTATCGCCTTGTTCATTTGCTGCGAGTCGTTCGCCAGACCGAAGCGGATAAAATTACCGTTCTCGTCCATGGTTGCGCCGACGTTGTTACGCCATACCCGCGCGCCCTTTTTGCTGGCTTCCAGCCGTATACGGGTCTGGACCGCGGCCTCGCTTTCGCCCTCGGCCGGGGCCGGGTCGGTATTGAACGCGCCGAACTCGCGCCGGAGGTCTTCCAGGGCCGCGTACGGTACGCCCCACTTAATCGCCCATTGGTTCAGGTTCATAGCGATAGCGCCTCTATTTCGGCCGGATCCGTTACCGGGTGCCGGCGTTGCAGATAATCGAACCCGCCGTCCGGGAACTCGAAAAGCCAGGTTTCAACCACGTAGAGCCGCCCGTCGACTTCGTGTACGTCGGTTGTCTTCGGGTACTCGATTGTTTCTTCTCTGGCCCGCATTGATACCGCCGGGCATTTTATTCTAGTTAGCATTGCTCGCCGCTCCTAAGTGTCGGTTAATGTTGTCCGCCAGCTCGATAGCTTCGCGGGTATTGAGCGTCTGGGCGGTCATAACGTCGACCCCGAACGCGAAATAAAAACGCCGGTAGCTCTCCGGGTCCGCCCGGCCCATAGCGCGCTGATAGCCAGCCCACCATGCGATAGACTCGCGTAACGCGGCCTGGGCTTCCTGGCGTTCGGCGTGTCGCTTTACGTGCGCCATTTGCCCGATACGGGGCGTATGCTTCGCGGCGAGCTGTTCCCGGTACGCTTCCGGGTGCATATCGACCGCCTCTATTTCTCCGCGCATTTTCGCCAGGGTCTCGGGGTCCAGCTCGCACAAGTCGCCGTCGACGTACTCCGGGCCGCTACGCGAGGCCGGCTCGGGGTAGTGCCCGCAAAATGGGCAAGTCGTATACACGCGCTCGAAAACGGCCGTACAGGCGGGGCAAGCCTTAACCGGTATCGCGTCGGAGGCGCCGCCGTTGCTCCGCTTCTCGCGCCGGTCCAGGGTCCAGACTTTACGCGCATCCGGGAGCCCGTGGCCGCCCTTCGTCGAGTCGATGTTATTAACGTGGTCGATAATGATAGCGTGCGGTTTCTGGCTGGCGGCGATATGGGCCCGGCGTTCTTCGGCCGTAAAGTGGTCCCAGTGCGGATATAGCTCGGGGTCGAGCATAAGCCGGAGCGCCCGGCCGAATTGCTGTACGAAGAGCCCGAAGGATTTAGTAGGCCGCGCCATGCTTACGACCTCGATAGCCGGAAGGTCGAAGCCCTCGCCGAAAAGGTCGACGTTAACGAGCTGCAGTAGCTCGCGGTTCTTAAAGCGGCGGATAATAGCGATACGGTCCGCGTCCGGCGTCTTCGCGCTAACGACCTCGGCCGGGACGCCAGCGGCGTTAAACTGGTCGGCTATGTCGGTCGCGGTCTCGACGTCGGTCGCGAAGGTAACGCCGAGCTTCCCGGGCGCTATCCGGAGGTAATGCTTAACGACGTCTCCGATAACGTGCGACTTCCGTACGGCCGTTTTCAGTTTCTTACTAACGTAGTCGCCGGCGGCGCCGATTGGTACCGCGGAGAGATCCAGGTCGGAGGGCGGCGCAAAAATACGATAATCGGTAAGGTACCCGGCGTTAATAAGGTCGCGCATACCGGGCCCGACGACCATCGTATCGAAGACGCCGTCGGCATGGCGCCCGAGGCCCTTACCGTCCGCTCTCAGGGGCGTAGCCGTAACGCCGAGCCCCTTCGCGTTCGGGAACATGGAGGCGGCCGTCCCCCACTTGTTACCGTCTAGTACGTGGTGGGCTTCGTCCTGAACCCACAGGGTTACGGATTTAAGCCAGTGTTCCAGCTCTTTACCGCGCTTAACCAGGGTATCGACGCCGGCGACCGCGCATCGGGCCGACGGGTCGTAATACGAGACCCCGACTTCTTGCATATGGATGTTAACGCATAGCTTAACGACGTTCTTCGGGCCTATGACCCGGTGGCGAACCCGGTCCCGGGCAAGCGCCAGCGATATCTGGGCTACGAGTTCCTGGCGGTGAGCTATAGCGCAACTCGCCCCCGCGTGGTCGCGGAGAATGTCGGAGAATGTCACCGTTTTGCCGGCGCCCGTCGGTAGGACCGCCAGGGCGTTAAGCGCTCCGCCAGCCCAGGCCGCGTAAATATCGTCTTTTATCTCCCGCTGATAGGGCCGGAGCGTCGCCCGCTGTGCTTGCTGTTTCATCCGCTTTATTCCTTGTTGACTCGCTCGGCATTATGGCTTAATGTTCTTCCCGTCGTCAAACGAAACGGAGATAAACGACTATGAAATCTATTTCTATTACGGTCCCCATGGACTACGCCGCGCTAACCCGCGCTTCCGATATGCTGCATGGTATGGCTATCGACGTCCGCCAGGGCGCCGAGTACGGCCATAGCGACGGGGCCGACTTCTCGGACGGCCCGGAGTTTAAGGGCTACGAAGAACGTACCGCCAGCTCTACGGCGGTCGACGACCAGAACGTCCCAGACCCGAACCACGTACCCGACGAGGATTACCCCGCCGAAGAGAAGGACGCGGCCTCGGTTTTTGGGAGCGGGGCGGCTGCTCAAACTGCGACGGGTCCGGCTACTGCCCCGCCTGCGGAGACGACGCCGCCCCCTGTAGCTGGTGCCACGGGCGCGGAGCCTGCCCAGACTGCGACGGAAACGGATAGCCCAAACGAACCCGCGCAACCTGCCCCGGGTGCGGCTTCCCCTGGCGAAGCGAGCGAGGCCACGGGTACGACTGGTGTCGAGCTGGACCGCGACGGCTTACCGTGGGATTCGCGCATCCATGCCGGGAGTAAAACGAAGCTCAAAAAGTCGCAACAATGGAAGCCAAAGCGCGGCGTAGACCCGGAGCTTAAAGCCGAAGTCGAGGCCGAACTCCGCGCCGCCATGGGCGCCAGTGGTGCGCCCGCGAAGCCTGCAGCCCAGGCCGCGCCAGCCGAACCGGCTAAACCCGCGCCGCCAGCCGAGCCCGCGAAGCCCGCCGCCCCGGCCGCGCCTTCCGAGCCCCAGGGCGCTATTACGACGTTCCCGGCGCTTATGTCACGGATTACCGCCGCCGGCATTACCCAGGAACAGGCGAGCGCCGCGGCCAAAAACCAGGGCCTCCCGTCGTTGCCCCTTCTGGCGACCCGGCCGGACCTTATCCCGGCGGTAGCGGCTGAACTGTTCCCGGAGGGTTGAACCGTGAGCCATTCAATTATAGCGCCGTCCGCGGCGCATATTTGGGGGAAGCCGGGCGGCTGTACGGGCTACGTCCTTATGGCCCAGGCCTACCCGGAGACCGAAGAGACCGAAGCGTCGAAAGATGGTACCGCGTCGCATGAGGTCGGCGCGGATATGACGAAATCCGCCGCGCGCGGGTTCGTCGACTACCCCAGGAAGGAAGAGACCGTCGGCTCCGCGGCGTCGAACGGCGTCGTTATAACCGAAGCCATGTACGAGGGCGCCGAGCTGTTCGCCGAGGACGTCGCGGCCGTAATGCGGGCTACTGGCGTATTCGGCGGCCCGGCCCTGGGTATCGAGCGGAAAGTCGCGGCGCCCCGAGTACACGAACTGTCGTTCGGGACGCCCGACGCCTTCCTCCTGGACGAGCGTAACCGAACGCTCTACGTATGGGACTATAAGTTCGGGTTCGAGATTGTCGAGGCCTTCGAGAACTGGCAAGCGATTAACTACGTGGCCGGCATTTTCGACGAGCTGGGTATCGACGGTCTCGCCGACCAGTGGTTCCAGGTCGTTATACGTATCGTCCAGCCCCGGGCCCCGCATCGGGACGGACCGGTCCGGGAATGGCGGGTTAAGGCCACGGATTTACGGGCGCATTTTAATTCCCTAAACCAGAACGCCGAGGAATCGTTAAGCGACCGGGCGACTTGCCGGTCTGGGTCTCACTGTAAGCACTGCCCGGCCCGCCATGCCTGCGACGCGGCCCTTACAGGCGGCGTACGGCTCTACGAGGCGGCGTCGGCCCCGGTACCCGTGGAATTATCGCCCGAGGCCCTGGGGGTTCAATTCGCAATCATACAGCGCGCCCGTAAGCAGCTCGAATACCTCGAAAGCGGGTACGAGGAACAGATCAAGGGCCTTATGCGGTCTGGCGCTTCGGTACCAGGCTACCGGGTCGAGGAAAGCGTCGGGCGCGAGCGCTGGGCGAAACCTGTCGAGGAAGTCGTCGCGCTGGGCGATATGCTGGGCCACGACTTACGGAAGCGGGACGCCATAACCCCGAACCAGGCGCGTAAATTGGGAATTGACGACGCCGTCATTATGGCATACAGTGAGAAACCACGAACCGGTACCAAAGTGGTAGCGGATAACGGCAACAAAGCGAAACAGGTGTTTAGCAAATGAGCAAAGTAACCGAAGTATTGACCCCAGTCGGCCGCCTCGTACAAGGCGACTGCTTCGAGCCTCAAACGACCGACGCGGAAGGGCGCCCCCTGGTCGTTAAGCATGGCTCGAACGCGGGACAGCCGAGAGTTGATTATTTTATGGCTATCGCTATCCCGAAGACGGACCCGGGTTTCGACGCGCTGTACCAGACGATTTATAACGAGGCGCGCCAGTCGTTCCCCTCGCTGTTCGACGCCCAGGGGAACTGTATTAACCCGAAGTTCGCCTTTAAGGTCACGGACGGAGATAGCCAGGTCCCGAATGCGCGGGGTACGAAGCCCTGCGACCGCGAAGGGTTCCCCGGGCATTGGGTCCTGAACTTTTCCGGCGGCTACGCTCCGAAGTGCTACACGGCTGGCGGCGCGGAGCTTATTACGGATCCGAATATGATTAAGCGCGGGTACTATATTCGGATCTATGGGAGCGTTAAGGGGAACGGGTCCCAGCAACAACCGGGGATTTTCCTTAATCATTCCATGGTCGAGCTAGTCGGCTACGGCGAGGAAATCGTTAGCGGCCCCGACGGCTCCGCCATTTTCGGCGGGCAACCGGCCGGGCAACTGCCCGCGGGCGCCAGCTCTACCCCCGTGGCCCCGTCTACGCCCATGGCGCAACCGGGTAACGCTCCGGCGGCCCCTGCTACGCCGAACGCGCCCGCGACTCCGGCCGCCCAGCCGGCGCCGAGTAACGTAGAGCCGGCCCCGGACTTCCTTAACGGCCCCGGCGCGCCTGCAGCTCCGGCCGCCCCCGCGGCGCCTGCAGCTCCGGCCGAGCCTGCCGAACCAATGTATTACGACCAGAACGGCGCGGGCCCGTTCAAAAAGTCGGATCTGGTACAGGCCGGCTATACCGAGGCCCACTTCGCGAGCCTCAAACAAGCGTAAACCGCTGGGCCTTTGGCCGCCCTCCGGGGCGGTCCTTTTTTGAATAGGGCGAACGTATGTATTTTTATAAGCAAAAAGGCCGCCAGGTCCTCGACCTCCGCGGCGACCTTATCCTTACCCATAACGACGCGCTCGTAAAAGCCCGGGTAAAAAGCTCGGCGCCCTCGGCCGTCCGTAATGCTAAATACGTCCTGGAAATCCCCGCGCTCGGTATCTGGCGGAAGCTCCGCGCTACCGTGGCCGCGATTCGGTTTATCTGGGGCCGCTCCCAGGCGCTAACGCCGTCGACCATTAACGAAGAGGGGCTTTAGATAATGGGCGTTATCTGGGATCCGACCGGCGACTCGTACTTCCTGGGGGAGCTTACGCCCGAGCTGGACGCGCTGGGCGGCTTCCAGGTAAGCCCCGCGGCCCTACCTGCGGGTACGCGGCTCCCGTCTGGCTGCGGCTACGCTACGGCCCTCCCCGACTTCGATTTCGAGACGTACAGCGAAGCGGGGTACTACTGGGATCCGGAAGCTAACAAGGGCCTCGGTCGTTGGCGCTCGATAGTGAAGAGTCCGCCGCATGGCCTGGGAGCCGTGGGCGCCGCCGTGTATTCCGAGCATCCGTCGACCGAGGTCGTAAGCCTGGCCTATAACCTTAAGGACGGGCTCGGGGAGCGGCTATGGTTGCCCGGTATGCCGCCGCCCGAGGATCTGTTCGACCATATGGCCGCTGGCGGGCTCCTGGAAGCCTGGAATAGCGCCTTCGAGTATTATATCTGGTCGAACGTATGCGCGGCCCGTATGGGCTGGCCCGCTATCCCCTACTGGCAACTACGCGACGCCATGGCGAAGGCCCGGGCGTTCTCGATACCGGCGAAGCTCGGTAAGGCGGCCGAGGTCCGGGGCGTCGACGATAAGAAAATCGAAGACGGGCAACGGTTAATCAATAAATTCAGTAAGCCACGTAATCCCACGAAGAAAGACGACCGCCGGCGCTTGCTTCCGACCGACCCCGACCAGGCCGAAGACGGGCAAAAGTTCTACCTGTATAACCTCGGCGACATAAAATCGGAGTCGGCCGTCTCCCTTTCGATACCTGACTTAAGCCAGGAAGAGCTACGACTCTGGCTTCTCGATCAATGTATAAACTTCCGCGGCGTCAATATCGACCGGGAAGCCCTGGGCAACTGTAAGGCCATTATCGAACAAGCCCACGAACGGTATACGGCGGAGCTGCAGGCGCTTACAGGCGGTACCGTGGGCGCCGCCAGTGAGATAGCGAAGCTATCCGGCTGGCTGGGGGCCCAGGGCGTACACATGGCGAGCCTGGACTCCGACCACGTAGAAGCGGCCCTCGAACGCGACGACCTCCCCCCGCAAGCGAAGCGGGCGTTAGAGATACGCTCGATAATGGGGTCCGCCAGCGTTAAAAAACTGTTCGCGATTGATCGACGGACGAGCGCGGACGGCCGGCTCCGTGACCTCTTCGCGTTTTGCGGCGCGGACCGCACCGGCCGGTTCTCCGGTCGCGGCCCCCAGCCCCAGAACCTCCCGAACTCCGGCCCGAGCGTACGCCAGTGCGACGAGGTTAACGGGTGCGGCCGGCATTATGGCGCGCATCTGGACGCCTGCCCCTGGTGTAGCGCCCCGGGCTGGGCGAGTAATACGGCCGAATGGGGCATCGAGGCGGTAGAGGACGCGCTCGCGGTCATTGCGTACCGTAATCTGGACTATGTCGAGGCTGTGTTCGGGGACGCCGTGGCGGCGGTCTCCGGCTGCCTCCGGGCGCTCTTCTCCGCCGGGCCGAATTGTGACCTTATATGCTCGGATTATTCCGCTATCGAGGCGGTCGTCCTGGCGGCCCTGGCTGGCGAGGAATGGCGGCTCGAAGTATTCCGGACCCATGGCAAAATATACGAAATGTCGGCGGCGAAAATTACCGGCATACCGTTTGAAGAGTTCCAGCGACATAAGGCGGAGACGGGCGACCATCATCCCATGCGGAAGAAAGTCGGTAAGGTCGCCGAGCTGGCGTCGGGGTATCAAGGCGGTTACGGGGCCTGGCTGGCGTTCGGCGCCGACAAGCATCTCGGGGAACAGGAAATCCGGGACGCTATTAAGGCCTGGCGGAAAGAAAGCCCGAATATCGTTAATTTCTGGTACGGTCTCGAAGACGCGGCCGTCGCTGCAGTCCAGAACCCGGGCCAGTGTTACAGCTACCGCGGGATAACCTACGGCGTTAAGTACGACGTCCTATACTGCCAGCTATTGAGCGGGCGAAAGCTATGTTATCACGCGCCGCGGCTGCATCCGGACGTAACGCCCTGGGGTAAACAGGTCCTTAAGCTCACGTATATGGGCTGGAATACCGACTATAAAAAGGGTCCGACGGGCTGGCTACGCCTCGACACGTACGGCGGTAAGCTCTGCGAGAACGTCGTACAGGCCACGGCGCGGGATATCCTTACCCATGCCCTCGTTAACGTCGAGCGCGCCGGGTATGCGGTCGTCCTTCACGTACACGACGAGATAGTCTCGGAGGTCCTGGCGGGTACCGGATCCGTCGAAGAGTTCGAGAAAATTATGGCTACGCTCCCCGCCTGGTGCGCGGACTGGCCTATTAAAGCGGCCGGCGGCTGGCGCGGGTCGAGATACCGTAAAGACTGAGGGTAATACTATGGACTTCGATAAGTTAGCGCGAGAAATTTACGAGCAAAATAGGGCGGTCGGCTGGTGGGATAACCCGGACCGGTGCCTATACGAATGCCTGCAACTGGTATCGACGGAGGTATCCGAAGCCACGGAGGGGGAACGTAAGGACCTCTTCGACGACCATATCCCGGCCCGCAAAATGGGGGAGGTCGAACTCGCCGACGCGCTTATCCGCGCGCTCGATCTGGGCGGCCGTTGTAGCTGGGGGTACGTCCCGAACATACAGGCGCGCCAGGTTTACGACGACTGGGGCGTCGCTCGCCGCCATTTGCATATTAACGAGACGGTCGTCGACCTCGGTCGAAACCTGTACGCCCCGTGGGCGAATCGAACCTATAGCGCCCTGGTTGACCGTATCGTCTGGGTCGCCGAATCCCTGGGGTACGATATCGAGGGCGCGCTCGTCGAAAAACTGGCGTACAACAAAACCCGGGCCGACCATAAGCGCGAGAACCGCGCGAAAGTCGGCGGCAAAAAGTTCTAGGGGGCTCCGTGTCGAAACTTATACGGCTTAAACACTGGTACGACCCCAGCGCGTACGACGACCTTACCGCAGGGGGCCTGGTAGAAAAGGGGATCGGCCGGCTCGTCGACGAGCTGCATAGGGCGGGGGTCCTGGACGCCTACGCGGTCGCCCGTATCGCCGGCGTCGATCAACTGGACGTAAGCGAGGCGCCGGCATGATACGAGCAACTATCGCCGCGCTCGCCGTGGCTTCCCTGTCGGGCTGCAGTACGGCCCCCGCTTGCTACGTAGAGGTAGGGGCCGGGGCCTGGCTTACGGCCGACGGTACGCCCGGGAAGACGCCGAGCCAGGCTAACGCCTACTGTGAGCGCGGGCCCTGGTCCGCCGGCGTCTACCATACGAGCGACATAGCCCGCGGGAGGCCGTTCAACTCTCAGGACGAGACGAGTACCGACGCGGTCTTAATCAAATACAGAAAGAGGGTTTTTTAATATGCGGGAATTACACGAAATAACCGACGCCGCCCGCCGTAACGAACCGGCTACCGAGGAAGAACTCCGGCTCGCGGTCTGCGCGTATGACGTTCTTATGGTACAGCTCGAACTCGACCGGGATCCGAAACAGCTCGCGAAGTTCTTTAAGGCGGCGGAGGCCTCCCCGGAAGACTACCTCGGCCAGGCGAACGACCCGCGTAACCCGGACGTCGTCGCCTGGCATAAGGCCTTTATCGGAGGGTAGGGTCGTCGAGGTCCTCTTCGATAGCGCAATCGTACGACCGACGCCCGTCGAGGTGCTGTTCTCGGCGCCTGCGGGCGGCTTCGATACGCTCCGCTTCGCGCTCGCGTAGGATAGCGATTTCGAGGCGGGCCTTTTCGTACTGGATCCGGCCGCGCCGCCAGTGCGTGTAAATCAAAACAAGCGATAGGATAATACCGATAAGGGTCGCGAGCTTGCCGATATCGTTCGGGATGAGGTCGAAAACGGTACCGACGCCCGACCCGGTCGTAAGCGCTGATACGCTACCGGCGACCTTCGGACTTGTCGCTATCTGTTCCGCTACGTCTCTTACGCTCACTCTTTTTAGCCCTCTTCTCGATTGTTGTAGCCACGGCCCCGGCCGCGACCGAAACGCCCGCCAGCCCGAGGGCGGCGTACTGCAGTGCGTCCCACACGAAGCCCCCTTATACTGCAAAGGGCGGCCGAGCGCCCGTTACTTTCGTTTAACAATACTGGAAATTATACCGGCAATGCCGCCCGGGGTCGAACTGCCCCTCGCCGCGTCGAGGCGGTTCTTTTGTTCGTTTTTG